TTCTGCTCGTTATAGTCCCTCTGTTCCAGGGTAGCTGTGATGCAGAGTCTATCCGTTCCAGGAGCGCCGTAGCTTTGAGTCTCTGTGGCATTATCGCCAAGACCTTCGTCGGTCTCAAATGTGGTAATGGAGCGAGTTACTGCTAACCCAGCTTTGAGAGTAGGCTTGTTTGTCCATGAACTCTGAACTTCTGGGGTCGATGGCTCAAGGAATTTAGCCTGATCATCAACAAGAATGAAATCTCCATTAAAGAAGTACACAGACTTCTTAATGAACACTCCCGAGAGGGTACCTACCGAAGTAACGTCCGAAGCGATTGTAACAACAACCGGAGTTGTTTCATCAGTCTGGATGGTTTGCCCTGCAAGAAACGCCGTAGCCAACCCAGAGTCCTCATCGGCCTGAACGTAATCCACGAACAGGCGCACCTCACCAAGGTTGTCAGCTACCTTGTAGCCAATTACCTTAGCCTTAACTCCAATCGGAGAAGACGTAGAAACAAGGGTCTTATTTAAAAACTGGTTCTTGATAGCAGCTTCCGTAACTGCGCTAGTTGCCTTCGTAAGCTTTATGAATCCAACGTTATTACGGTACATTACCGCATCGTTTGTGCCCGGTAGAACTTGAGAGCCGTTCTCAAAAAGATGTGCGCCGACACGCTCGATCTGCTTCTGGATTTGCTCCTGAAGATCGTTCCATTCGCGGGCCTGGATTGGTCTACCAGGTCTCGCCAAGATTCGGTAATACTTCTGTGCCTCGTCAAATGTGGAGAAATATGGAGGCTTCTTAATGTCTACCATAGCAATTAGAACTTAATAACCGCACGAAGGATTTCAGTCTGATTTGGAGCGCGAAGTACTGCCCGTCTATTATCCAGATAAAGAATGTCACCTGACATAATATCAATTTCAGGCGCCATCATGCCCCCTGGCGATACAGTTCCGCTTGCGCTGGTTGTAGCTCCGCTTATCGACATCCCATCTTGAAAAGCTACGTACTCAGTCGAGGAGTCTTGATAGTAATGAATCGTACTATCGTTAGATCCTGGACCGTCAAAAATTGCTACAATTCGAGCGCGAGCCGTAACAACTCCGTTTGTCCCAACGACGACTTCATCGGTCTGAAAAGCTCCCCCGGCTCCATTGGATACGTTTGCCAGTTTCATGGCCTTGCTCGCTCGAAGCGTTAAGCTATTAGCGAGGGCCCCATTTGGAAACTTCACATCCCGAACAAGTCCAATCTGGCGATAGTCATTCGAGAGAGGAAAATCGGACGACCCATCGTCGAAAGGAAGCCGAGCCATAATCATGACAAAGCAAGCGTTAAGCTCACGCTCAATATCAGCGCCGTGACCTCCATTTGGAGAGATTTGTGCGGTGGCTAGAGCTGGAGATCCGGTTGTCCCACCAACAATCTCTACGGTAGCTGTGGTATACCCAGTTCCAGCTTCAACTGGAATAACTTTGGTAACTCGCTTCGTAGTGGAGTCAACCTGAGCCTTGGCGGTTGCTCCTGTTCCATTCCCTACTACTACCACACGGGGAAGGATCTCAAAGGTGGTCCCAGAATCAACTTCCCATGTGTCGTTAATTGTAATTGTACGGGCTGATGCGGTGTATCCACTCACCAGAAATGGGCCTGAAGGGAACCCGCTCCCACCGGTAATCCACACGTGACATCCTACATAGGCGCCATCAATCAGGGAAAGCTCATCGCTTACCGGGAGAACGGCGGATGACTCGCTGGCGTCTTCAAATGCTCCACTTAAAACATTTACATATCCACTTCCCAAGCTTGACATCAGATAGGAATCGATAGCGCAGCTAACAGCAGAAGATTGAACGTCCCATTGGTTTGACAGGTCGCCTTCTTGAACCGTCTTAACTGGCAACCATTGATTTGTTAAAAAGTTTTGCGTCTGAGAGTTTGAGACAGTTGCGAGGTATTTCCAGACATACCCATCAATACCAGAAACTGTGTAAGGAGGGTTTAATGGTAGAGTTGGCTTAACTGTGCTTTTTGCTCCGTTGCCGTTCGATAGGCACTTAAAGATGTGATATTCATCCGTAATAACGTAATGGCTTCCAGCCTTGTATGTACCGGCCAGGTTTGCGGCTTGAATGTCGAATGTGGTTGGATGATTGAAAAGGTCAGCATCAGAAACGTTGTATGGCGCGTACACCGTCTCACCGGACTCGTCCCAGTTATAACGACGAACTACCAAGGTCGCATCAGCGTCCCGAATCTTCTTAAGAGCAATCATCTGCTCACGAGCTTCAAGTTCTTCTACGACTGTATTTTGCGGGCTCGGAGGTGATGTTTCAGAAACGACTGGGTTTGATGTGAGGTTATTAGGCCACTCTTTAGTGCGACCAATGAACAAGTAGTGATTCCGATCAACTTTGTGAGAAGCATCCTCCCACGTTAGCGGAGAAGTGATAGGATGGTTCACCAGATTTTCAAGAAAATCCTGGGCGTTTCGGAGTCTTAAATTTGGGGTAAGTTTAGCCGTCATTATACTCTAGCACCGGATGAGTCGATTCAGACTGATATTTATAGGGCATCCACCAGCTCTCTTTATGAATTTCTCCCTATGAACTTCATGTCTCATATCCTATCCAAACTGGAAGGCGGCTGAGCATTACCCTTTTGTAGAATGTGCTTGCTGGATTCTTTTAAAGAACCAATTCACTCTTGATATCGAGTGCCGACTACTCGACTTCTTGGAAGATGTCAGTCTCTGGAGTGAAGTCTATCGGCGCCCAAGGGTTGTACGAGATTTCACGAAGGACTACATCCGCAAAGACTTTAAGCGGCGTATTTGCATACAGGTTGTAGTACCCCTCTTGAGCCATCCCGGCATTTCGATCACCAAACGCGGAGGTTGGCCTGTAGTCAATCTTCCAAGTCTCAAAGTCTCCCCAGGTTGGACCAAGAGAGATGCTACTGATGTCGTAGGTAGCATCCTCGGTGAAAATCTCAACGGAGCAGTCAGCATCGGGGATTGTAGAGAGGTCTTGCTGACTGCCATCCTCGGGTGGGATGTTGACCTCATTGACGATTGTAACGTCTGTTGATGGTTCTACGTCCGTTGACGGAGCTGAAACCGAGGCGTCCAGGAATGACTCTGTGGTAACCTCAGAAAAAAAGGTAAATCCAGCCGGGTGAACCAGTCTCCTGACGATAGACTCGTACTTGTCCCTACTCTCCTCGGATTTAATGACATAGCTAAACTGCTGATAGTAGTACCCGTCTTGGATCCTCTTACCACTAGAGAGCATTGAGTCCGAGTTCAAAAAGTAGCCTGGGTACTTCGCTGTGGTATCAAAAATGGCGGTTCCAGTGGCAGTTTGGAATATGCCAGGGGGTGAAGTGAACTCAATTACGGTCGTCTCCGGCTTGTACCCAGCTCCGAACTGATAAACCTGCACACTTTCAACTTCCCCTTGGGTGCCAACCGCAGTGATTCTCGCTTTACAGTTAAAGCCCTCTCCCCGAACCTTTACTTCCTGCCCAGCTTGGTAGCCCTTCCCCTTTTCTTCAAGTTTGATTTTCACAATAAGGGGCAATACGCGAAGCTGACAGGTGTTTAGCTCATCTTTGACCACCTCATCTGGCTGAAACTTACCGACTATGGAGGATCTGTTCAGGAATAGTTCTACCGAGGTGATGGTTCCGTCTTGTACGAGCAGGACTTTCTCTACGTATGCGCTCGCCTTGCTCTTGGTACCAATAATTCTGTTACCAATAAGCTGTGATGGGTCTCCGCTGATTCGAACACACTTTGCCGTTCGGTCCTGCACCCACTTCGCATCCGAGAATCGAAGGATGTCCACTCGCGGGTAGTAAAACTCTACATCTGCCCCAAAGAAGACTCGAAACAGGAATTTAAAAGACTTTTCGGAGCCTTTAGCCAGGTAGAACGACTTAATGTTCTTTATTATTATTGAGGGAGATAGTGCGGTGTTCCTCGGGAACGACGGGGCATACTCTCGGTAAAAGTATTCAAGTAGTTCTGTAGTGGTCTCGTCGATGTCCTGCACCGACAGGAGTCTACGGAGAAACTGAAGCGGGCCTCCGTTCTTTTCTGTAAAGCGGTAATACTCCCGCATGAAAGCGAGGAAATCCCTATGCTCGTCCTGAATAAAAGCTGGGACCTGAAACTCGACCTGGGGATGAAGCTCATTTACCGTGCTGGTAGCGTACAGCGAGGGAACTCCAAGCTTTTGTCTGGTCCCTAATACTGAGTGACCTGTCAGGTTAATGTGTCCTACTGCCGGTACGCTTACATAAGAGCCGCCAATAACACTCGAAGGTACGACTCGGAGCGTCCCCTGCTGTACGGCTGGGAGGCCGACTTTCGGAGAGTTTGAAAGACTTGGAGCAAAGATATTCGACATGGCTTGAGGTCTCGTAGTACCCGGTTATTTATGAGTACTAATCTAGCTCTTAACTTGATATCGAGAACCCTACTTAGAGGTGAGCAAGCTCTGGGTCTATCCTCGCTCGGTGTGCCTTGTAATCTGCCAAGACGTGCTCAATGCGAGCTTTTATCTCCTCCGGGGTCCTGAGCTGCACGAGGTGTTTTAATTGATCAATGAGCCAGTTGATACTGGCCTCCGTCTCGAACACAGACACATATCCATCAATTTCGTGGGTGCGGCGGTTCTTTTCATATACACCGTTAAAAGCCCAAGCGGCAGTTCGCATATAGACACTTCGGTACAGTACGATTTCTGCGTTGGCAATGTGAGGGACTGGTATAGAGAGCCAATTATCGCGAAAGGTGGCGTGTAGCTCCTTTTGGAATGATAAAATGACATCCTTCCTAGAAAACTTTGTCTTCTTGCCGCTCTTCTTCGCACCTAGCTTCTTAGCTGGGAATACTATCTCTGGATTGGACAGAAGCGCATAATCATGCTCAAAGCGGTAGTTTTGTTGAGTGAGTTTGAGTTTTCGGCGATTGTGAAGAATTGAGCTGGATACATACATATTGATGCCGTGGTCCGGCGTGCCTAACCCTCGGTTAAATCGCTCACTGGAACTGATGCTTACTACCAAATCAAGCACAGTCGTTCGAGTGTGATTAGAAAACTCAACTGTGATTGCGGCGTAGCTAGATTCCAGCGACTGCTTTTCACTCTGTGTGAAGTCCTCACCGAAGATCGACTTAAAGTGTTCGGTGAAGGCGTGGATGTTAAGTTTCTGCTTTACCTTTCCAAGAGCCGAAACTAGAAACACTCGGGCTTGCGCCTCACTGCGATGCCAAGCTGCCATGCGGTCCTCTGGTGACTGTTTGCCACCAGCGAACACGTTACTGAGTTTATCGTAGGCAGCATTAAGGCGTTGCATCGTTACTAGATCTCCGCCCTTGTCTGGGTGGTGCTGAATAGCCAGCTTTTTATATGCAGCCTTTAGCTGATCTGTAGTATAGCCGCTGTGAAGCCCGAGCAAATGCTCCGCATCTTGCACACTCATGTTTTGCTCGGTAATGTACTCTTGAAATGTCTTCATACCAGGCATATCGTCCGACTTCAAACACCGCTTAACACTTTAAGGGCGCTTTTCTTAACGAAGTTGCCAGCTAAGAGCTTTCCCCAACAATATCAATAGCGTCCACATAGACGCGAATGTCACTTGGTTCTAAGAGCAGGATTGACTCTCGGGGCGTATACACGTCCGAGCTACGAGGTTTTGCTACTATCTCGATAAAGTCCTGGTTAAGAACGTCCTGCACGTCGAGGGTGTCGATAACGACGGTTCCAGTTTCGTAGTCAACGGAGCCGATTCCCTGCTGTATGACTACCTTCTGGTTGTCCACAATCCGGTATAGGTAGAGATACCCTTGCCCATTGTCTCCGATGTATGTAGTCACTCCACGATAAATGTAGCCGCTGGAGTTAATTGCGCTTTCATTGTTAGCACTGTCGCCCTTGTCCAGAGCATTGTGGAACTTAAGCTCAAAACGAGTAGGCACATCAAAGGCTGGATATATTCTTTTTTTCAGCTCTACGCTTGTGATGTTCCCCGTAATAGCACGGTTCACTGAGTCGATTGTCGCGACAAGCTTTGAATGTGAAAAGTCAGCGTCAAAGCCGTTAAAGACTGAGTTCTTGTATTCAAGGATCTCGTCATAGACAGCCTTCTTAATGTCTGCTGCCTTAAGTGTGGTTGTCTTCGCTCGAAACTTCACCATGGAGGTTGAGACCATGTAGAGATAGTCCGGGTCTACAACCTTTACCTCGACCGCTATAACATTTCGCTCTTTAAGAAGACGATTCACAAGCGAACTCTTCTGGTCAGTTGAGAGCCTTGAACCAGTCTTAGGCTTTATTGCTGCGTACACTTTACCGTAGTCAGGGGGAACCATGTCCTCTCCGCCCCAAACTCTCACAAACTCCACATTGGGGTTGTCTTTTCGAATGAGAGCTTCGTAGTCATTCTTAGTGACAGCCCGGTCCTGCGCTTCGTACAAGAGGGGGGCAAGAAGCTTTATCGAGTCGTTACTCTCTTTTTCTACTCCTCCGCGTGTAGATTCAAGGACCGTAATTTTTACCTTGTTGTAGCCCGTTGGCTTTTCCACCTTGGCAAAAGTCTTAATTCCGTTTGCAACCGGTCCGTTTGTTACCACGTACTCAATGATGACGATGTTCGCCGTGTTGGGTTGAACACCAAGAATGTCCTCTCCGAAGTACACCTCATACAGCTCATTTTGGTTCTCCTGTACGAAGTACACAAGCGAGTCTTGATTAAGAAGGTTAAGGTTTGAGGCTGGGGAATATACCTGAACGACTGATGATGCCGCCGACTCTTGCACCTTTACGGATACAGTCTTGAGGTCGACATTCTTGTTTGGAATCTCAAAGCGCTGCTTTACTGGCGAGTTCCTGTCTACGACATACTGAAACTTTAGTCGCCTACCTTCGACGATAATGACATCCTGAACATACTTACCAGTGGTGTCTGGCTCGATTAGATATGTCCTATCTGGCGTGAACGAGTAGGACTTGCCGTCAAGGTAAGCCTGGAACTCGTCGGTCTGATTCAACCTCACAAAAGCCGGATTTGGATCAAGGGGTCCGTAGGTCGTGTCAACCTCCAATCGAATCTTTGCAGTAGCGCAAGTAGATGACGTTGGAGTGTACCCTATCGCCTTCGCCCGCGACGTAACACTCCCTCGGAGTTGGGCGGAGTCTAAGAACATCTCCGCTCCTACCATGTTCAAGTAGAAAGAGTTGTATGCGGTATTGTATGCGAGTAGAGAAAGAATCTGCTGGATACCACTCGCTTCAAAGTCGAAATCTTGAAACTCTTTAAGAGTTTTCAAGTGCTCTTTTAGCGACTCTTTGATCTGAGAATAATCTAGGTTTTTGAAATTGGTCGCCATGACGTGTATTTATCTGACTCTTTCCATAAACGTTGATAAGGTTTCGACCACAGACAGCGTATCGACAACATACGTCAGGTAAACTTCATAACCGTTTTGATCTGGGCTTCCTGTTACCTTAAGGTCAATCACAGTGACTCTCGTTTCATATCGAGATATTGCCCCTCGAATCTGCATATCCAAGGACTTCTCAGTAAGGGGGTTTATGTCTTCAAAGAGTAGCTGTCTGAGGTTCGCGCCTATGTCAGGCTCAAATGGTCTATCGAATCTCCCCATGTATAAAAGATTACGCAGGGAGCGCTTCACTGCCTCCTCATCCCTGATTATAGATACGTCGCCCGTTACGGGATGAGGGACAAAGGAAAGGTCAATGTCGGAGTACTTTTTAGTCCTGGTGGGCATGGTGTTTATTTATGCCACAGCGAGTACGAGGGTTTTGATATCACCTCTGCTCCTCACCTAGCGCCTGCTCATCGGGCTCGTAGTACTGACGATACTCTTCAAGTATTTGTTTCTGTAGCGTCATGTAGGTGAGGATGTCTTGAATGTTTAGGGATAGGCTTTTGTACCCCTTTTCGTTAAGAGCAAAGAGAACTACGACCGTTCCGTCCTTCTCTTCAAGTGGGACTACAGACCATTTCACTGGTCTTAATGCGAGCGGCTCTGGGTTGGGCAGGTCAAGTGGCGCTCTGTTTGCTTCAAACATCTCAGTACATCCCGAGAGTAGAATTGTAGCGGCTATAAAGAACCTACTAAGTGATTTCATATTAGCAACCCCCTCCGCGACTTACTGACTCAAAGCACTTAAGCGTTTTCTCTGTGCCGCCGTTTATGGCCTTTTCGACAAGCTTACTGTGGCGCTTGGCCATCTTTGATAGGTCATGTTTCATGAGCTTTTCTGCAAGCTCTCGCCTCTCTTTTTCAAGTTCTACTGCTTTTTTTGTCAAGTCATCTCGCGCTGAGGAAATGTCGCTAATGTCTCTTTGGAGCTGCTCAACTCGGGCATTGGCTCGTTGCAATTCGTCTTTGGCGCGAGCCAACTCGCCTCTCAAATTATAGAAGCCGATTACAAAGTAGAGTATAGTGACAGCAAGAAGACTTACGGCTATCACTTTGACGTTCGTTACAACAAACGTATAAGCGTTTGTTGTATAACCAAGAGCTTTCAACAGCATTTCAAGCATATCAGTCCTTACCTATCGGACGACCCAGAAACCGGAGTCAACCCTTTTGGCACCAAAGGGAATTTTCTCCATCTCAAATGTAGTCGCCGGAACGACGATTTTCTGATCGTCTTCGGTAATTGTGACTGATACGGTCTGAAGCCTCACATTACCCTTTGGGAACGCAAAGTCTTTTAATTCGTCGATTAGTTGGTAACTATAGGTGGTCCAGATTTGACCTCGAACAACGCTTGTTCCCTTAGTATTAAATGCTGCATCGCCTCCCACCTCGTAAAGACTACCGGTAGTCGAACACTGGGCTTCTCCGGCTAGAATCTCAAAACCCCGGTAGGGGGCGTCGTCGGGCCATAGGGTGACTTTCAGATTGTTAAAGACAAACAAAATACGATTGGACATTGAACAAGCCTTTGTACTGCTTGTATTTATCCAACCGCGCTGAGGTCCCTATTTTCGAGTCAAAGGAGAGTTCACATCCCCATTTTCATTTATCTTGACCGCTTCGTACGGGCCCACATGGTGCCGGTACATTTCCAGTTTGGCACACTCAAGGATACCGGTGATCTCGTTGAAGTCGGTGTAGTTAGGAAGCTTATCGCCGTAGACCTCAAGGATAAGCTTGGTAATGGCGTAGTTTAACTGTCCCGCCGGGGACTTCTTCTCTTCTGCTACAAACTGCCTTATTTCAGCGGCCAGGGCCGAGACTACAGCGTCGTAGCGTTCTCGATCTTGTGGTGGGATATACGGCATATTTCACCTCACTATATGCTTAACTATAGCCTATGGTGGGGTTCTTAGAGCATTACCTTTAGCTACTCAGTTTGAGCCCTATGCAACCCTCTAGCAAAGGCGTGGAAGGTATCGGCGAGGTCCTTATGCTTTTGTATAGTCTGTCGCTCAGCCTCAACGTCTGGGTGCTCGTTTGTTTGATTTTTTACTACATCACGAAGCTTATCCTCGTGATTAAGGGCAAGCTGAACGTGCTTCTCGTGTGCTTTAACGGCAGAGTTTTTCAAGTGTTCAATTTCATAGTCATCGCTCATCGTCTGAGCCGATTTGACTCCCTGCTGGTATGCTGGATGCTCAGTTGCGCTACCCTTACCAAACCAAATACCAACTACGGGCTTCGGTGTTACGTCATCTCCGCGAAGGGCTGATAGAAAAGACTCCGTAATCAGGTGCTTTTGGAAAGCTTTTCTTTGGGCATCTCTGGGGTGAAGATATCCAGCCTTTGTAAGACCGGAGAGTATTCCGTCGTGGACCCCTTGAAGCTTTGTGATCTTCTCTGAATGGGCGTCTGCCGAGGCTTTATCGTTTTTTTTAAGAGCCCCAGCCAGATTGGCCCGTTTTTGGCTGATAAGTTCCCGTGCCGCTTCTGCGCTGTTAAGTGCGGCCTTATGAGAGCGGGAGCCATTTTGAATAAGGTGTGAATGGGTCTTATTTTTCCAAACCTCAAAGTTTACCTCATAGGGATCTCTCTTTGTTTCAAACAATGATGTTCCCATGATCGAGACTCGTTGCTAAAGTCGTGTGTATTGTTTATTTACTCATCAACTCCGGCAGCTTGCATGAAGCGCTGTCTGTCGAAGCGAGGATTAGATTTGGAGAAGATTGCGGCGTGGTGCTTTGCCATCTCCTTTCGCTTCTCTTTGTCTTCGATTGCTTTTACAGAGTCGGCTGCAAGTTTAAAGTGCTTACGGGTGAGGCGGCCTTCGGTGAGAGTCTGTTGGTTCTCCTCCTGCACTACGGCCCCAGTCTTTATCAGAAGCTCAACATATTCTCGGATTGCATTTTCATGCTGTGCATCAAGAACGTCTTTTGCCTCCTTGACGAAATCCATTAAGTCTTGGTTTCTGATATTCTGGACAAACTTTCGAGTCATATGTGCCGTCAAATGTTAATAACTTCGATTAGCCGAAACTATTTATTCGCTCTTAACGCCCTCTTTCTCAAGAATCGCTAAAGCTTCGTCGAGGTCCATAAAAGAGGAGACATCAAATTGGTCTCTTTCGGTTTGGACCAATACTTCTCCCTTGCATCGAAGTTCAAGGCGTCCGCGTCGAAAGTGAATTTCAATCTCCTTCTTATTGCTTAGACGGCCCTCCCATGAAGATGGGCAGGTAAGGGAGGTCTGCTTCAG